TAATTTCCTGCTCGATGCGCTTTGTCCAGGGCACAATCGTGTGGCGAGCAAACTGAAGGTTCTGTTGCTCCACGTTGTTGAACGTCGTCTGTGATGGCAGTTGAACAAGCGAAGGTGGCACGCTGTAGATGCGGCAAATCTCCTCCGCTTGGAACTTGCGCGTCTCGATGAACTGCGCCTCGTCGGGTGTGATTGTGATGCGCTGGTACTTGAAGCCAAACGGGAGGAGCTTCGTACCTGCGTTCATGCTCGAGCTATTCCAAGAACTTTGGATTACGTCCATCTGCTCCTTGCGCAATGGTTGGTCACTAGCCAAGACGCCTGTCATCTGACCCTTCTGACCAAAATACTCGCTACCAAAATCCTGCGCGGCCTTGGCCAGTCCGATGTTCTCGCGGTGTAGCCTGATAGGACTCATGCGGTGCATGTTGCAAATCTCCAGCATGTTCTCAGGGCGCACCATTCCGTAGTCACGGACGGTGTAGATACGCTCATCTGATACCTCGCGAATATCAACGTCGTAGTAGTGGACAGGGATAAGGCGCTCCGCATAGCCTCGGTTGTTGCGCTCAATGATGGCAAAGCCGCATCCGTAGATCAAAGCGCTGGCCACGAGGGTCTCCCAAAATTCAAACGGTGTGTTTTCGTCGTTAGGGTTGTCTAGCACCTGAGAAGCTGGGTGCATGTTTGCCATCTCTACGTTGCGGCCATCGCGCATGTAGATGTCAAGGCTCAGAGCGCCAATTGTGCTTGCAATCTTGTTGACGCAGGCGTAGACGGTAGAAACGCCAAGGGCGCCTTGCTCTGTGATGTGAACGCCAGAACTCACGAAGCCTGTGATGCCTAGGTCTTGCTTGAGTGTCTGCGAGTCGTACTTTCCGACTCGATAGCGAAAGATGGAACGTAGGCGGTCTGCGAGTGTAGCCATTTAACCCTTGTATCCTTATAAGATACGAAAGGTATTTTACAAATCCAATATCTCCAACATTATATCATCAGAGCCTAATGTGTGGCAGTATTCATTCATGGCAATGATGGAAGCAATGATGCCGTCAACCTTCTTGTTCTCCTGCTTCTCCTTGACCACGCGCTTGTTCTCGTTGTTGTCGGTATAGACTACAGCGCATCCAATCTGCCAGCGCAAGCAACGGTTGCCTCCGTGGATCACCTTGCCTTTCATGACAGCCATCTCAAATTCCTTCGTCGGTCCGTTCATCGTTGTGATGTTCTGCGCCATGGCGGACATGATGATGCCGTCGGCTTCAAGCTCACTGACGATGTAGGTAGAGAATCGCGGGTCGTAGCCGATGCTCCTAACGTCGTACTTGGCGCACTGCTCTACGATGTAGTCCTTAACGATGCGGTAGTCCGTCACGTTGCCTGGTGTGATTGTGATGTCGCCCTCGCGTTGAAAGGCCACGTAGTCGATGCCTGCGCTTAGCTTCTTCGTGTGCGCCTTCTCCGAGTTGACAAACTGATGAACGAGAAGATAGAAACAATCGTTATCCACGTCGTCAAAAAGTAGAGCGAAGGCGGTAAGGTCTTGAGTGCTTGCCAGGTCAAGGCCGCCATAACATGGCAGGTGTGAAAGTCGGTCATATGGTATTGGTGTAGAGCCTTTCATCCAGACGTCATCAGGAATCCAAGCCGTCTCTGCGCTGGTCCAAATATTGAGATGCAGGCGCAGGAAGCTGTTAACCATAGATGGATTTGCCTTTGCGTTTTGTACAGCTTGCTCGAAGTATCCTTTGTGACAGATAGTGCCGTAGCCTGGGTTGGCCTTCTTCCACGTTTCCTCCTTCGTCCAATCGTCGTCCTGATCTGCCGCGTAAAGGACAGGTAGAAACGTCGGGTCTTGGATGCGTCCATCCTTGACGGCAGTGGCGTACTCGTGGACCTCGTAGCAGATACTCGCGCGGTCGTGGCCTGCCGTAGTGAGCGCCATGATGAGCGGCTGACGCCTTGCGCCTGTTGAGGTCGTCAGAACCGACCAGAGGTCTCTGTTGGGTTGCGTGTGAAGCTCGTCGAAGATGACGGCATGACAGTTCAATCCGTGCTTCGTGTACGCCTCAGCGCTGATGCTCTTATACCAACTGCTCCTGTAATGGACAACGTTGCGAAGCACCTTCGCCCTACTTCGCAGGTGCTCGTTGTTGGTGATCATCTCCTGAGCGATGTTGAAGACGATGTTGGCCTGTCCTCGGTCGCCTGCCGCGCTAATGACCTCCGCGCCCTTCTCGCCATCGGCAAAGAGCATGTACAAGGCGATGGCCGCGCTTAGGTTGCTCTTTCCATTCTTGCGCGGAATCTCGACGTAGCAGGTGCGGTACTTGCGGGTGCCGTCCTGCTTCTTCCATCCAAACAACGGTCGTATGATGTCGTCCTTCTGCCAGTCCTCCAGCAGGAAAGGCTTGCCGCCCAAGTCGCCTTTGACGTGGGTGCAAAACCTTTCAATGAAGGTGACAGCGCGATCGGCTGCGCTCTCATCGAACCAATACTCAGTCGAAGTACTCGGCATTTTCGTCTGCTACTGGTCTGCCCTCTCCAATCCAATTCGCGAGGCGGGTGATTATGATTTGCTTTCGGTGGCGCGACTCCTTAAGCTGCTGCCACTCTGGGCGCATCCGTGAGTAGACGTCACCACTCTTACCTGTCACCTGGTAGCACGTGCCATGCCGATCACAGTAAGCCTGAAGGTCGCGCTCTTCGAGGATGACGCAAGCCAAGGTGAACAGCAGTTGAAGTTGTCCAGGCGTGAGGTCTGTGCGGGCCTCGTAGAGGTTCAACAGCTCGTTGTATTTCTTGGTTTGTTCTATTGTCATAATAGTTGTTTTATGTCCCTTTTACTTTTTTCTATCTGGAGCGTACGCTCAAGCAACGCCGGGATGACCCCGCGCTATCACTAAGTTTTTGGCGCCCCCAACCCCCTGTCACGTGGGTCTATTATGTTGCTTATATAATACAATAACTGCGTCTCTGTTATGTCAATGCCATTGAGCTTGATGCCTCCATCTTGTGGTCCTTTGCCCTCGAAGACGAGCAACCAATGACCCTCGAAGCTCCACTCTGGATAGATCTGCGACATGCCGATGGTGATGCAGTTGTGTAGCAGTCGGTAAGTCTGCTCCTGTGCGAACGTCATGGACGCGCTGTGTGTCTTGACCTCCATCAATGCCAGGCGCTTGTGCTTGTAGTCACGTAGCACGAAGTCGATGTCAATGGCTGTCCATCCTTCCTTTGGTGTCGGGCAGTTCTCACGTACCCAGCGGCTGAACGTGAGGTCACGCTCTTGTGTGTATTCAGGTCTCATATGTGATGTAATTGATTTCGTCTATGTAATCGGCCCACGTCCATGACGCCCAGTCGTACCAGCCTTCTCCTTCGCGCTCTTCCTGTTGTGGCACGACGTGCACAGTGACTGCAGGTTGTTGATGTCGTAGAAGCCACCTCCGTCGGTGACAGGCCTTATGTGGTCCACCACATTGGCGGGCCACTCGCACTTGACGCAGATCGGGTTCTCTCGTATCCATACCTTTCTCAGCTTACGCCAGTCGCTACTCCAATACCTCTCATCCTGCTTACGCTTTGCAAATGGTTTCGCCAAGGACTTGAAGTGTAACGCTGTTCGGTTCTTCTTTGTGATATATGCCATGCTTGTATATGTCTCTGATAGTGTGGTGTAGGCGCTCCTTCGTAAGGTTGCTCATCTTCGCATAGGACACCTTCACCCTGCCGTCATGGTCTTGGTATGTGTATTCTCTGACTGAGCATCGTAGGTATTCTTGAATGTTCTGAGCTATCTCTTTCAATTCGTCTGGCGAGTATGCTCGCGACGTGGGCTTCGTAGTAGTCGATTCGGGCTTTGATTTCTTCTTCATCGTATTTCCATGGTTGTTTTGATAGTTCGTGGATGCGTGCCGCGTGGCCTGCTCCTAACTCCTCATCCAGGCGCTG